CATCTAAAAGCGTACAGCAAAAAAATGTTTGATCCGTTCTGTCGTTGGAAGCGTATTAAGTTTCGTGAGATGGATACGACTGTTGGCCAACTCAATTTTTTTGAGTGGGCAATTTCCGATGAAGTTTTGGATTACCTTGAAAAGAATCGCGAAACCATCCATACAGATATGGAGACTCGGCTACATGAAGCTAAGGAAACCGATGGACCAAAGAAGAAGCGCCATGAGCTTTCGCATTCGGCCACCAAGTCGATGACACATCATGATGTGCGTGTAACTGTTAAATTTGATTAACTTGAACCTAAGTAATGTACTCGATTCTAAAAAACAACTACGTCTACCGAGATACATCGGAAGATATAGCTGATCATGATGACGACTACGATGCTGAAGAGTGGCACTATAATGGTCGAGATGTTTACCGAGGATCGTTGGATCGGTCGTTTGATTGGAACGTGTATTCGCTGTATGACGAAAATTCAAAAAGAGTCGGAATAGCCGAACATCACCCAGAACATCCGGAAATTTTTTTTGCTCTTTGGTTCGGTAAGAACGTGTTTTCTACATTGTTTCAAGAAGAGTGGGAATGCAAAGATTCTACAATTTGGTCTATTCTTTCAAATGAAGCATACCAAGATTGCCTAGAAGATGATTTTAAAACTGTGTTTGATAAGACTTTAGACACAAAAATTAGACTCATGACCCCCGATATGATTATAAACATGCCAGAGATACATGAATGCCTAAAGTGCGGAAAGAAGTCGCTTTTACCTCTGAACGGTTGTTCCGAAGTAAAAAGACTCTACATTGACGCTGATTGCTCAGTACTATTCATTGATGACTCTTTTGTTATGTATACTGCTCCCGCAGATTCACTTGTTTGGTCTAAGGTGCACCTGCCCCCGCAGCCGCACGACGACGAGGCTGACGACCGGTCGGCGCTACAGCCGGAACATCTGCCGACTGCTCAGCTACTTCCGGAACCTGAGATCCACCACCGTAGCCCGAGTCCTCATTCTGATTCTCCACATGAGACTCCTCATCCTCTACAATCGTAGGCGGAGCGCCCGACTCATCATCGAACATCTGTGCTGCCGTACGGCGCATCTGAGGGAATACCTGAGCTGCCGTCAGACGCCACGTCACACCAAAGCCACCGCCAGCAATCACATAGATGCTGCCGCTGACTACGAGGTTCGCCTCAACACCCTTGGGGAAGATAGAGGTCAGAGACTCTGGCGTGACATACGTTACAGGGTTGCGAGATGCATCCACAATCTCCGTCGAGACGCGGTTGTCATACACTGGAACCTTGACACGGAAGCTGGGAGGATACTTGCCATTCGGCACGTACTCTCCATCAACCTTGTCGGTCGAGAAGCTCAGAATGCGCTTGAAGCTATCGCGAATAGCCTCCTCCGACCGCTTCTTGCCAAACCACTTAGCGCTGTTCTCCACAGCAGCCTTGATAATGTGATTCTCCAGATCGGCGAGTAGATTGTACAGCTTACCAAGATCTTCGGTACCAGCCGAACGATCCTTGCCGTAGGGATCACAGCCCTTCAGAGAGCCGATAAGAGTGTACGTCTTCATACCGTTATCGCCCTCGCGCACTAGGCACCCGCCAGGGTAGCCTACACGGGGCAGACGGATGAGCAGGCTGTTGCCATTGTACTTCATCGTGATTGATGGATTACGACCTGCCTTAGCCTGACCTACCTGAAACGTTACGTTGCTGACATCTACAGAGCTAGAGTGGATAGGGCCGTTCATTCTTGATTGTTGTACTCTATTTAGGTTAGAAAGGTGTAAATCCGTTTTCGGGAAAACAAAACCAAATTTATGCTTTAGAGGAAAGGAAACGAGAACATTAAATAATGGTACTGTGCGCATCTTGCAAAAACAAGACGAGTACAGAGCAATGTCCTTCACAGGCTATGAAAGGTTTGTTGTTCTGTGGAAAGCATGCTAAGACCAAAATAAAACGGTTGTGGGCAGACGCTAATAATGGTAACCAGAAAGCAATTATTGTTCAAAAAATATGGAGGGGGTACTTTTTGAGACACCGATTGGAGCTGGCAGGTGAAGGTGTTTTGAATCGCAAAGAGTGCCATAATACCGAAGAACTTGTTACGTTAGATGACAAGACTAAACTTACCCCCCTCGACTATTTTTCATTTCGAGAAGCCGATAAGCTTTACTGGTTTGATGTTCGGAGTATGTACCATATTTTGAAACGGTCAACTAAACCAGAAAATCCATACACTCGTCAACCGTTGACGATTGAGACAAGAAGACGATTACGTGATGTGTGCCGAATACGAAAGAAGTTGGCGATAGAGAACTATCATGATCCTCCTAAACCTGATCATTTTTCTGACTTAGTGAATGAGAAGTGGTTAACGGTATGTCAAATCATTGAAGAAAATGGGTTCTTTGATATGAACCACCTGATGTTTTCTTCTCTGAACAGGTCTCAGTTATACGTCCTGATAAATATTATTCAGATGGATATGGTTGCTTTTGCTACTGAGCATTCTATACGCTCTAAGAGGTACCAATACCTGCAATGGCTACGAACCTGTTTATCCAACTTTGAAAAGAATAGAACCAACCGACTTCAGTGTTCGTGGGCTGTTTCCAAGGTACTTTTATCAATTTTGTACGACTGTCAAGAGAATTACCCTGTGTGCTTCATTATCGTTAGCGCCGTTGTAAGATTGTGATTTAAACAGGTAAGGACTACTAGTAGTATAACAACCGCGTTAGAAATGTCGACTTCTAACTCTGCCATTAAGTCAAACACGAAGATGCCTGCCAAGAAGACCGCTGCTGCCCCTGCCCCTGCCGCTGCTGCCCCCGTCGCCGCCAAGAAGGCGGCCCCTGTAAAGAAGGCCGCTGCGAAGGCCGAGGTGACTGTCCCAGTTGTTGAGTCAGCTGCCCCTGTTGTAGCCGCCGATGCTGCCGATGGCGAGACGCGCTCTGCCTCTGTACTCCTCACGGACCTACAGGAGCACCTCAAGACGCTCGGTACGGAGTGGACTGCGCGTGTCCGCGCGCTGGTCGCTGAGGCCGGTGAGGCCCTGAAGGCCCTGAAGCGCGATGTTCGCAACTCCAAGCGCCGTGTGAAGAAGGATCCCGCGACGATGACTCCCGAGGAGCGCTCCCAGTGGGAGGCCCGCCGCGCCAACAACGCGTTCCTGAAGCTCCGCCCGATCACGGATGAGCTGTCCTCGTTCATGGGCCTGCCTGCCAAGTCCCAGCGCTCCCAGACGGATGTCACGAAGTTTATCTCGACGTACGTGAAGGAGCACAAGTGCTTTGACCCCAACTTCAAGCGCCGCATCATCCCCGACGCCAAGCTCGGCAAGCTGCTCCGCGTCAAGGATGGTCAGGAGGTCACGTACCTGAACCTCCAGTCGTTCCTGAAGGTCCACTTCATCAAGACGGATGCCCCAGCCTCAAAGGCTTAAAAATCCTTTCCGGATGAAGGTCTCTCGTTTCCTTAAAGCGGGTGGTGGACACTGGTGTAAACTAAATCAGAGTTGAAAAACTATTTCATGGACCAAACGGTTTCATAAAATAGATTCTTAAGAATAAATGCTTATCGGCCTTTTATTCGTTATTTGGGGAGTATACGTCTTTGGATATGGTATTTACGTGACAGCTAAGAATAGTCCGGGAAGTGATGGTCTCGGCTGGTTTTTAGCTTTCCTTGATATCTTTGGTGGAGTGATGTTCACAGTTGCTGGAATTATGTTGTTTAATGTCCAGACTCAGCCGGTAGTTGCATTTGCCGGTGGTGCGAAGAAGCTGATGGGATTGTAAATCTTCCGTCCAGTATAAACAAATGTTTGGTGCAATTGGAGGGTCAATTCTCTTGTTATTCGGACTAGTTATTGTTGGATACACGATTTATGCCATAGCGGTAAGGACTCCGACAACCACGATCGGCTGGGTATTCCAGTCATTTTACCTAGTTGGCGGTCTCATCATTTCATACTATGGATATCGAACTCTATACCCACCCCCACCTCCGCTTATGACTATTGGTGGACTTCGCCGGCGGTAAATATCCGGCCATTATAAACAAATGGACTGGTTTGGCGTTTTTCTTCTAGTTGTTGGTGGATGGATTCTTGTAAGCACAATCTCAGGTATTGTGGCAAACCATAATCGCAGCGCGACCAGCTGGTTCTGGCAGATCGTTTGGCTACTAGGCGGAGGATATGCACTGTATGCTGGATACCAGAAAGTCATGGCTCCACCCCCTACTCTATTGGGATCAGTAACTGGAACAGTTGCGGGCGGACGTCGTCGGTAAGTAAAACGGATTTAATAATTACACACTAAGAAAGAGTAGTAAAATGCCACGCCATTCTGGAGATTCATCCAAGCGTAAGAGCGACGGTGTGGTATCCGATTATATTTACGATTTGAAACAGCTAAAGACTGGAGAAGTTTTAGATGATGAAATCTACGTTGCGCGGGTCATTAAGAACTTGGGCAACGCTCGGATTGAGGTCGTGTATTCACACGACGAAAAGGTCTTTGTAGGACAAGCTAAGATCCCTGGTCGGTTTACCGGTCGGGCTAAGAAGTCTATGATGGTTTCGCCAGGAACATTTATTCTCGTTGCGAAGACGGGTGTAGTTGGTCCACTGGCACTGGAAATGATGGCAATTGTGTCTCGCGAGGAACTCGCCAAGATTCAGGAATTGATTCCTGTTCATTCTAATGTAACATCTGCCGTAACTGATACTGCAGATCTCCAAACCCGTACGACTGCTAAGGATGATGGGTTTGTGTTTGAAGGGCAAGATGAAGTGGATATTGATAATGTCTAAAGCTGTTTATCCGTGAGTATAACCTCATGTGGTAACTTGAAATACAAAATACTACTAAAAAATGGGGTTGTTCGTCCG